GTTGTTGTCATATAGATAGCATCACTTTCATTGCTTGGTTGGAATGTAGTGTAGTTGACCGATGCTCCGTCAACTGCCCGGCCTGCAATAGCTCCTCCTGGTGCAGTTAAAGTTCCGTCTGCGGATTTCAGGGCCTTGTAAAGATAGTGCGCTGTCAGATAAGACAATCCAAGGTCATATTTATCACCCCAATATTCAGAATTTAGCATAATTGTAGAGTCATCAATATACACTTGGATTGTTGCGTCACTATCCCCTACAAATTCCGGGAACCTGACCTTAAATGCAGCCGGGTCAATCATGGTGCAACCTTCTCTGGTTTAATTTTCTTTTCCAGATCTTCCATCCTTGCCCGCAACTCTTTAATGACCGCTGCTTGCTCGGACATTGTCTTGTCATTTTTTGCAAGAACTTTGCTCTGGGCTTTAACCACACGCTGGGCTTTGTTCAACTGAGCGTTCTTCTCTTGCGCTTTGTCCGCCTGCCTCTGCTCATCCGGTGTAATATCCCCGGACCTGGGCATGGTGAGATTCTTTTCCCTGTGAGCCTTCGCAGCGGGGTTTGTAAAATATTCATCAAATCCCTTTTTCTCTACAGTGTTATGCCCCGGAAAAAGCCTCAGATTTGGCATACCGATAGCCTTTAAAACAATGACCCCTTTCGTTACATTATTTATAATCACGATGTTCCCCTTTCAAAATTTAAGGTTTGTATTCCAAAATGGGCCATTTCTGACCCATTAGGTTATATCCCATCGGCATATCTGGCACTACCCGGATACCTGAACTCAACACCACTGAGCTTAAATTCTCCGGGAACCTCAAATCCACGGCCTTTTCTTTGGGGCTCGGTGAATTTTAGAGGCATCGGGATATGAAACACAACTTTATCCATGTCTTTATCATACGCCATCATCCTGTCAGATGAGCCAGAACCAGCAGACGCAAGCTCAGTGATAGGAATTATATCACTTTCAGACGACAGATAAGGACTGTTCGCCACAAGCCATTGCAGAATAGTCGTGTCACTCTGGTCGCTCCTTGGAGTCCCGGCGATGTAATTCCACTGGGCCGTTGGCAGAACCAGAGTGTTCGGCTTTTCAACCTGAAGCGTATCCACGAAAATATCACCCATAAAATCATTGATATCAAAGAGGATCTGAGCTGTGGTCTTATTTACCCACTCAGTGCCACTGCCCGGATCAACTACAGTTGCAGATGTGACATTAGTGTTGTTGATAAATCCGGGGAGGTTATGAGTTGTGTCCCCCACCATTGCCACCCTCTGTGCCATTTCCTCATATGCACGTCTGGCAGTATTGGATTTTAATTGTGGTAAGGGCCTCTGCAATTGGATTGCCTGCCTGAGTTCCTCATCCGAGTACTCGTAACCAGTTGCACCAAGTTCTACCGGCACGGTTACTTTCTCAGTTCCGATTTCTGCAATTGGCACATTAAGGGATTTAGTTCCAACAAATTTTGCAACCGCTGCACCATCCATAAAAAAGTATGTGACCGATTCAGCCCATTCCCCCGCCTCATTCGACACGGGTATGATCTGGGCGTATGTGATTGCCTTGTATTTCTTTTCGTACATTTTCGACTCAATGTGAGTCAATTGGGAGAGCAGAAAACTCAACCCTGTTGCTGCGTCATATATTCTCATTGTGTATCTCCTTTTATAGGGTTATTATTATGCTGTTTTAAAAAAGCAACAGGACTATGTTAAGAGATCGCAGCAGTTGGTGTACCTACTGACAGCCAATTTGTACCATCAGACAGGATCACAGCAGCATCAGAATTATCAAAAGTGATAATGGTCCCATCAAGAAAGACTGCGGGGGTAATAACTTGATCCCCACCATCCACCAACATTTTCATAGTGACTTCCTGCCCAGGATAACCAGCCGCAATTGCTCCTGTGGAGGCCCCGATTGTAGAATCAAAAATAAATATCTCTACATCAAGCGGCATTGCTGCTGTAGTAGCAGCAGTGATGGTTACAATTGACTTTCCTTCTCTTGCAATTACTTTCCAGGAAGTTCCGGAAAACTGTAAAGTATAGGAACTAAAAACATCAGTCAAACGCAAAGTTGCACCGATCGCCAAATTAGCAGGAGTGATAATACAATCCCCACCATCCACAGTCATCATAATCTTTTTGTTTTGGCCTTCAGTGCCATCCGCAAGACTCGCAGCCATCGCTCCAAGAGTTGTGTCAACATAGGTAATCTCCGTATCCACTCCGACAACCGCAGTTGTAGCAGTGATAGTTTCAGAGCTGTCAGGAGACAAGAGCACACCGACACCCGGAGTATTGAGGTTAACCAAGGCAATTCCACCGGCTGCGGTCGTTGATTCAAAAGACGCTCCGGTGATAAGCTCAGCATCTCCGCCACTTGTGTCTTTTCGGAATCGGCCCAAAATATCCAAAGGGGCCGTATCAGCGGTATGCCTGAAGTACACCGCATTACCTGGAACAACAGACTGCTCTGTGTATACCCATATTAGACCAAAATCAATAATGTTCATCTCCCGGTATTGTTCGTAAAGATGAAGGTCACTGGCATTTTCCGACCATGCAGTTGTCATCTCAGTGATACCAAGAAACCCCTGACTTCCGGCAGTCGGAAGCTTTGCCTGGTTATCTGCCGTCCCTCTGACCACGGCCCGTCCAAATGGAATATCCCCGGCCTGCGCCGCCTTAGAAGTTATGTTAGTTAATCCAAGATTCGCCCTCTGCCCTTCAAAGGCTGCGACTTGTTCCGCGGTATAAGATGTTTGTACTGGCATTTTATTTCTCCTTGTGTTTATATTATTTTAAATTTAAGACACCATCTGAAGCTCATCCTTCATATATTTTGCCCTCGCAGATTCCCGGGTGATCTTGTTCCCATCTTTGTCCTTCATGAAATCCTTTTCAAGGTTTTTCAGGGTGTCATCAGCCTTGACATTCTTTTTTATCGCCATGTCAAACGCTGCGTTTATATAATCCTCTGATTTACCGTCAAGCTCCATGTCAGGAAGGATATGGTCAATCACCGCTGTTTTGATCTCGATATGGCAGTCAGTGCATTCCGGCATTTTATCACCAAGAATCCCCTGCGCCTGCACAATCAGAGCGGCTCTCTCAGACACCAATGCTGACAGATCAGCATCAGACATCTTTTCTTTCTCCACAGCGTCCTTTTCAGCCTCGGCTTTATCCTTCTTTTTTTTCAGCTCCAGCTTTTCTTCCTCCTCTTCGGTCAATTTTTTCTTTAGGTTTTCCACCTCAGCATCATGCGCTGTTTGCTGATTCTGGATCGCCTGCACCAGTTGAGCATCCTCAACAGTGTATTGGATGCTGTCAATCGTTATTGTGGGCATAATTTTCTCCTTGTTTGAGTTGTTGTCCATGGTTAATCCGCAAGATGGGCCACACCGACCAGCATCCACTATCGCCAAATGATTTGCCCTGATATTAGTCTGGACAAAATCATATTCTACGCCGTTATATTCCCCTTTCTGATCTTTCAGGTCATTGGAGTACCCTACTGATACCTCTCTTTTCCCTTCCCTGATCTTCTTTATCTGTGCTGTATCTGTTACGGTTACTACCCCGGCCAGCACATCCCCGGCTTTCTCAACCCCGGAAACTTGACCCTTTTGCAGTCTTTTGACATTATCCGTCGTGACATAATCAGCCGGATGATCGTCCGTAACAGTCAGATTTACAAAGCTTTTTATACTATCCGGATGAAAGACTTCTTCCGGTAATCTCATAACTCCGATCTTATCCGTCAATCTATCCGTCAAGCCAAGCTCAAAGCCCATGTAATGCTGCACACCAATCCGGGACAATGTAACAGGAGCAGTTAAAAACCCTGTCACAGGATCAGTCTTTGCCTCAAAAGTTTGACCGCCATCAAACAGTAGACCATTTGTGACATAATCTTTTAATTTGTTTGGCATTTTATTCCTTATTAAGAAAATCAATCATTGTTTGGTTCTCCCCACTAATTAGATATTCAAGTCCCCAAAATTTGATATTTGGGACTATGCTATACCCATCATCATAACCAAGGCCATATTTTATTAAAACATCCACAGCACCCTCTCCCGCACTCATGTTTTGGTGCTCATATACTCTTACACCTTCCTCATCTCTTTTCGGCATATACTGCGTAATTAAGCTACAAATGACATCAAGCAGTTGTAATATTTCTTCGTCTATTTTATTTTCTTTTTCCTTTTTTTTGCTTGACATTATTGAACCTCTATTATAGGGCTATACGTGCACCGGCAATTTGACATTGCAGATGTATTTACTATGTAGTCACCTGACACGGTTTGGAGGTTATAAATATGCCCAGAAAAATTTCTACTGAACGTATCAATCACGCTATCAGCCTTATACAAAATGGTATCTCTGTTAAGGTCGTCGCTATTAAGGTTGGAATCCATACCGAAACCCTGTACCGGAAACTGAAAGAGCATAGGATTGAATATGCCCACGGGATTAAAGGTAATATTATCCAGCTTGATCTTGAAAGCCTCAAGACCATGTACCAAAACGGAAAAAGCGAAAATGCAATCTCTAAACATTTTGGAGTTTCCAGAAGTGTTATTAGAAAAAGATTGTTTGAGATTGGAATTACCCCACGCACCCAGAGCGAAGCCGAAAAGCTCAAGTGGAGTCAAATGGACAAGCAAACGAGACTTGACCAGGTCAAAAAAGCTCATGATACTATCCGAGGAAAGCCAGCTTCCAGGAATCGAGTCAAAGCCGCTGCTGTCACACGTGAAAAGCTTAAGCTTTCTTATTTCATCGGGCCTGGTGAAATTGAGTTCTGCAATCTTCTGAGCAACAGAGGCATTGAGTTTATCCATCAGAAGGCTATCGATATTTATAATGTCGATATCGCTATCGGAAAAATCGCCATGGAACTTTCCACCGATCGAGGGAGATATAGTCGGTTTAACTCCAAAGAGCTCAAACGAGTTAAAAAGCTCTTCGATTATGGGTATCATACTTTGGCTATTATGTTTCGCAATATCGAAACTCTTCTGGGGTGTTCTGATAATATTATCGCCTATCTCGACAACATGAGCAGGCTTTCTTCCGGCTGTGGTGAATATTGGGTGGTTCGGTGTTACAGCAAAAGAGCTATTATCACTAAAAACAATCTCAATCAACTCACCAGTATACCAACGCCTGAAAAGTTTTTCACAAAAAGAAATGTGATTCAACTCTGATTCTCCGGGGAAACAATTAATGTCAGTTATGCCTGGTAATATAAATTTCCCGCATGTCTTCGACCAGGCCCCTTCTCTTAATAGATATTTGATCCCGTTCAATTCCTTATGGCACGTCCGAACTCGTTCATCTTCTGACGTCCTGAAAATCCCCTCAGTAATTCCCAGACTATCCGACCGGCGCAAGGTAATTTGTGAGTTAATTGTTTGGACTTCATTCATTGCAATTGTTTTTATCCTGCCAGCCAGCTTGCTATTTGCCCCTGTTTTGGCCGTGATCTCCTTTGCAATCGTCTCATATCTTGCCCCGCTTACAACTCCATTATTTACGATTGTTTCAACTTGTTTCAAATATTCTTCCGGTAACGACTTGATCAAGACCTCATTCTTTTTTTTGCTCAAAGTCAACAGATCTTCCAGGCCCTCGGTCTGAACCACAGATCCAAGGTCAACGCCTATAGCTCTTGCAACTGACCTGTCAAATTTGCTCTTGTTCGTACTCGTTACCTTGCTCACCATTGTTGAGGCTGTTTCCTTTGCAAAACTGGCCGTTGCCGTGCCCAAAAACTTGCCGGACAATTGCTCAAAGATAACTCCAAGCTGATCCCCCACGCCGTCCATGGTGTACGCCGCTTGATTGGCTTTGAGGTATGCCAGCACGTCCGTCCTGACCGCCAGAATCAGAGCTTTACCAAGTTTATTAAGCTGCTTGCGATATTGGCGTTCAATGCCTCTTTGGCTTTTAACAGGCGGCACAATCTTTGTTTTGATTTTCTTTTTCTTAACCATTTTATTTTGAGGCAACAATAAGTAAAATTAACGTCCGCACATCGGTTCTGTCATCAGTAGTTTTTATCTTGCACGAAATTTCATATTGAGCCTGTTCCGTCCCCCCGCTTAAAAAAACTACAACGGAAGTGTCCAGATCCGCTTTTGCTGAAGAATCAATTGTAATCCCGGCATCAGCAGTGACAGTAATATCAGCAATAGCCTCACCGCTGGATAACCAGTCTGAAACACCAGATCCATTTGTTAACGCCGCCCAATCAAATTTGTAATCAAGCACTGCATCCGGGACTTTTTCAAAAGTTCTGTTCTCACAAGTCATGTGATACCTTATGGAGTAACCGTAACAGTAGCGATCCCTGAAGCATTCCAGGCCACGTCAATTGGGCCCGCAACTTCCGACACTGGACCACCAAGGTCCACAAAACCCATAGCCATATCTGTGGCATTAGTATCATTGTATAATATAAGCCAAAAGCCATCTGTAAAACCACTCGCATCTTGAATTAGTGCTAAATCATTAGCATCAAGAGTTGCTACTCCCCCTGCCTCAGAGTATGCAACACCGGCCAAAGTCATGCCATTGGCTGTATAACCCCCGCCTGTTCCAACTTCATTGGCCGAATAATCCCCCCAGGTAGGTGTAGCATCAGCCGCTGTCGGGGTAATAGTGGCGTCAACGATTCCTGCTTTCAGGGTGTCACTCGGAAAATTATGTTTTTCTTGCCCTATCTGAAGTGCAAATTCTTCGAATAATACTAAATCGCCTCTGGCCATGTTGGTCTCCTATGTTATTGGATATATCCGGTCATCAAAATTAATAATATAAATCCTGCCGTCTGCCCCTATTGTGTAAACTCTGTTATCTTTATCAATAGCGTAAATCCTTCTCTGAGGTGTAGAAATTCCCGCTTGAATTAGAGGATTAAAACTATCAATTGTTATCAATCCTTGGTTTGCTGCAACAAGAATGGTGGAAGTAACCTGCGCCGCCTTTCCTTGTATAGAAATCGATCCTTTGGTAACTTCAATATCAGTTGATAAAATTATGTCAACAACTTTTCCTGTAATAGCAATTTGCCCCACCGAGCAAGAAACTGTAGACCCAACCGAAATATCAGGCCCAATTCCGGCAATGTCGATAACCCCTGTCCGTGCAAAAATTGAGGTCCCTACTGAAACGTTTGGATTAAGGCTTATTACATTTACACTACCTGAACTCGCAGATATTAAAGTGCCAATTGAAACATTTGGATTAAGGCTGCTTATGTTTAAAGACCCTGAAGTGCAATCAATAATAACACCAACATTTATGACAGTGTCTTTTCCGGCTATTACCATTGTGCCTAAAGTTGCATCTACAGTGACCCCACCCGCTGCGATATATTCAAAAGCCCCAATCGAACACGTAGTTCCTGATCGAGTATTGCCTAAAATATCGGTGGAAGGTACATCCGCATCACTGCTTGGCCCAAGTCCCTCTATATCTATTTTAGAAAAGTCACTCCCGGCAGGATCAAGCCTTAAATCTTCTGTGCCGCCTGTTAAATCAAAAAAGATATCTGCTGCGGTTAAATTATAAACACAATTGACGCCATCAGGATCATAAGCCGCACCGTCAGCGCAGGGGACACCCTCATAACTGGCACTCGTTGAATCTGCATTGTACCAAACACTTTGAGCAAAATTGAGATTGTTCCTCATTTTGTTTGTGTTTGCTGCTGATAAAGAAAACCCACGTCCGGCTGTACCTATATATAAAGAATTATTGATGATTAAATTATCGTCATTCTCGGCATCTGCAATAGAAAAAGTGTAATTAGTTCCAATATCTGTTGCTATTATGAAATTATTGTATATTCCCATCTCATGCGCTGAAGATGGAGTGATATTAAAAAGTGTTCCAGCCCCTTCTTGCTTTAGCACATTATTATAAATTTCGAGCTTCCCGCCTGCCGATAAATGCCATATGAAAGGTGACGTGCTCGCAGCATCATGCCAAACTCGCAGATCATGGATTTTAAGTCTATTGATCCGAAACAACAAAACATTGACAGTACTTTCTCCCGATATTAAGGTATCACCACTCCCATCGACTGTCCCATCATGTTTAGATCCGTCCTCGCTCCTCGTAACCTCCATGTAATGAGATGAGTCTTTATCCACCCACCCATTGACATCCAGAGTATTATCCCCAATATCGTGTGTGTTATAGATATGTACAATGCTATTTTCATCAGCAGTATCAACTCCATCCCTCGCAGCTTCCCAAGCAATTATAGTGGTATAATACCCATCATAATTGATTTGGGTAATATCATTGTTCCATTGAGTTAGCGTGCATATTACGAATTTAGACATTTTGTGTATCTATCCAATTTGTTGCAGGATCAACTATAATTTCAGTGAAAACCTCTGATAAATTAAGCTCGTTAATAGTCAGACCTTTTTCATCCATCAAACCATCAAGATTAAGCCGTAACTTCTTTTCAACTATTTCATATCGGTGGCCAGAGAGAGATATCCGCTCAAATCCATCATCCCCGACAACAACATCCCCTGGGGTCGGCTTCCTTATAAAGCACATATAAGGGCTTTCATCTGCGAGACCATCTTTATCTTCATCCCAATGTGCTTTTAAAATATTTATGGTTATTGTTTTTTCTTCTACCAAACACTCTAAATATTTGACACAAGCACTATCCTCTTCAGATGTTTTAACGATCAAGAAATGAGGTAACTTTTCCCATGGAGAAAATTCATGGCTATCCGGCAACATTGCAATTACATCCCCTCGCTTTTTGGAATTATTAATTGCTTCTGAATTATCTGTTAGCCGTACCAAAAATTGCATATATCCCCTTAATATGGCTCAATTTCTTCAGATTCTTTTTCTTCTACTACCCTGTTTTCATCAATTGAAATATACGTGCCTTTTTCTGCGAGCTCTGACATAACATCTATGCCCGTAATAATATCCTGATCAAGATAAACCTGGTCCCGTTGCGCTGTTTTCAGATCGACGTCTGACTGCTCAATCTCCGTTAACTGTTTCAGGGGCCGAAATTCATACTCAAAAGG